TATCGTTGGGCGTAAGGTCTTTCGCCGGGCGACGAGCAGCGACCTTGTGGACGACGATCCGCAACTCGGCAGGGTCGTTGCCTACACCAACCAAGACGGCCGCCTCTACGTGGTGTGGGAACCCGGCCAACCGCCCACCCCGTTTCGGGTCACCGAGCTCATGCTGGTCAAGGAAGAGATGCGCCTGACCAAGACCATGAAGTGGTCGGGCAAGACGCTCGGCTCGCTCGAGAAGTTCGTCGAGCAGGTGCAGGTGGAGGGCGGCGACTACGACACCGTCCTTAACCCCGGCAAGCACGAGCACGTCGCCATCGTCGTCGAGTTGCCGCTGGCAACAGACACGAGCTCCATCCAGGCCAAGCTCCCCAGCCCTCGCCACGACCACGAGTTCACCGAGCCGTGTGTTTCGCGCTGTCCGGCGTACGGCTACCACCCCGACATGGAGGACGGACGATGACGAAGGTCTACATCGCAGGCCCGATGTATGGGCTTGTCGACAAGAACAAGGCGTCCTTCCAGTTCGCCGCCGACATGCTCGAGAAGCTGCACGGGTTGCCCGAGGCAAGCATCGCGAACGCCGCGAGCATTCCGCCCTACGATCACGAGTCGGACGAGTGCCCGATGGGCCAGCGCAAGGTCACGGAGTTCGACAAGCACTCGGCGGGGTGCTACTACCGCACCGACCTCTTCGAGATGCTCCAGTGTCAAGCGGCGGTCTTCCTGCCTGGCTGGGAGAACAGCGTCGGTGCTCGGCTGGAGATGCAGGTCGCCACCGCGTGCGGGATCAAGATCGTTTTCATGGACATGAAATCGGGCGAGGTCTACGACACGCAAGCCAACTGCCTCCGGCTCGATTGGTGGACGAACCTCTAAACCTTCCACTTCGCTGAAGTGGTCGTTGGAGATCAATCACGGCGGTAGGCTGTGCATGCGGGGCCGGTTAAGGCAGCGGGGCGGTTGCCGAAGGTACGAGACACCGGGAGTGGGAGGGTACCCCACACACCAGTACCATCCTCTAGAACGCCTGTGGGTTAGGCGTTCCCGTCTGGCTCGGGGCACCCCTCACACCCCCATCCCCGAGCCAGGCGGGATCCCCTAAAAGAGAAAGAAGGGCACCCGGTGAGCAATCTCATTGACCACGCTCGTCGTGAACTCGAGCTCCTCGGAACGTTCGAGGAAGACCCCGCGTTCGCTACCTCCATCGTCGCGGCCGTCTCGGCGTTCGCCAGCTATCCCGGGCACTCCGGCGGTAGTGCGATGGTCGCGATCAGCGTGCTGAACGACCTGCTCAACTTCAAGAACCTGAGCCCGCTCACGAACAACCCGGACGAGTGGATCAAGCACACGCCGGACATGTGGGATGGAGAGCACCACGTCTGGCAGAACGTCCGCAACGGCGAAGCCTTCAGCACCGACGGCGGGGCGACGTACCGGCTGACCAGCGAGGGGCGGGCCAGCAAGCCCGGACCGCTGTACACGTCGGTCGTCACGCACGTGATGCGCTGGGAACCTGTCGGTGCCAAGGGCAACGAGTACGAGGGCTACGCGGACGTCGCCGAGAAGATCGAGCACGGGGAGGCGTACGGCGTGGCGTCGGCCAGCATGGCGGAGCCCTCGGACTTCGTCGGCGGCGAGAGCGACGCCAAGGCGGCCAACCGTGGCTAAGGGCAACGAACTCCAGAAGTGGGCGGACTCGGCGATGTTCCGCTCCGAGGACATGCCGTTCGACGTGAACAAGGACGGCCCTCAGGTGCACATCATCGGCATGACTGCCGACCCGCTGGGGCACATCGCGGCGACGTGCATGATGTACGAGGGCAAGGTCGTCCGGTCTCTGTCCGACGTGACGCTTGCCCAGCGCAAGCACTACTTCGAGCAGGTCAAGGCGACCAAGCTCAAGGCTCCCTTCGAGTTCGTGAAATTCCATTTCATGATCGAGGGCGTCACCCGCTCGTTCACGCATCAGATCGTGAGGCAGCGGACGGCGGTGTACGCCCAGGAGTCGCTTCGGTTCGCGGTGAAGGACGGCATCGACGAGGAGGTCGCGCTCCCGCCCTCCCTGGCTGCCCTCCCGCAGGACGACCCTCGTGTTCGCCTGTGGCGCAAGGGAGTCAACGCTGTCGACGACACCTACCACGCCCTCGTCGAGTCTGGCATTCCGGCTGAGGACGCACGAGGCCTGCTGCCGCACAACATCACGACCCGGCTGCACTACAGCACCGATCTGAGGGCTCTGCAGGACCACGCTGGGAACCGGCTGTGCACCCAAGCACAGTTCGAGTGGCGTCAGGTCTGGGTCCGCATTGTCGAGGCCATTCGCAACTATCGCCCGCATGCGGCCACGATCCGTTCGACGCCCAACACCAGCGAGCACTTCCACGAGGAGCTCGCCTTCCTGGACTCCAACGATGCCTGGCAGTACGAGGCGATCGCGGACCTGTTCCGGCCGGTGTGCTACCTCACCGGCAAGTGCGAGTTCATGGCCGAGTTCGACCGCGAATGCAGCATCCGGGAGCGGGTGCAGGCCAACCACGAGATCGGTCGGCCGAGCAACGAGTGGGACCAGACGATCGCTTCCACTCAGCGACGGACCCCCGGTGGAGACCCGGTCTTCATCGAGGCCATCCGCCCGGCCGAGTGGCTGCTGGATCCGGGGGCGGCACGATGAACGTGCGCATCCCTCGGCCACCGCTGCACCGTCGCGGCGGGCACGGTACCCTCGGTATGACGCTGCGTGAGCTCGCGGACATGGTTGCCCAAGCCAAGGAGCTCGGATACGACCTGGACAAGACCCGCATCTGCTCGTCTCGCCAGCGAGACAAGGGGCTCATCGACATCTTCTTTGTTGAGGGCAGCGAATGAGCCTTCTCAAGCGGAAGACGCTCCAAGACTGGGCGGTCGGTACGCTCGCCGAGTGGTTCCAGGGCTACACCGACGCCAGCGTCGACACGGACTTCATGCAGTACAAGCTCGTGATCATCGACGACAACGTCAAGAACGGCTTCCTGTTCGAAGTACGAGAAGGCCCGTACTTCAGCGGGGACATTCCTCCCGAGCTCTACGTCGCAACCGTGAAGGTTCGGAAGTACAAGTCCAAGAAGGTGAAGAAGAAATGAGCCATCCAGACGACGGCCGGGATCTGCGGGTGCCGGGAGATGTGGGGGCGGCGATCCGTCTGGGCCTCGCCGAGATCGTTCAGAGGCTGGCCCGCTCCACCCCTCTTTCTACTGCACAGGCAACGGAGCACGTGCAGTACGAACTCAACATCCTGAAGGAGAAGTGGCGAGACAAGGATGGCAAACTATGACAAACCAGACGGGTTTCCTCGGTACTTTGCGCGACATGAGTCAGGCGCAATTCCAGACGGCCTACCTCAAGGTGACGGAGAAGGAGTGGGGCGAGATGTCCGGCAGTCGCCTCCGGGTCTGGCAGGCGGAAGTGGAGCGCCGTGGTCTCGGCCGCAGCCTGGAGGACACCATCGGGGAGATCCAGCTCCCGTCGAGCCGTTGGTTGGAGCAACGACTCAAGCAGACCCCTTCACCGTCTACAACGACTACCTCCGAGACCGAGAGCGAGAGTCCTGGTCCGGTGAACCCTCGGACGGGGCAGCCGTACACCCGGGAGGAGGCTCGGGAGGCCTGGGAGAACGCGAAGCGGCAACTGTTGCCGGTGGCTCGCTTGCTAGGGATCGTGAAGCAGGATATGACCCAGAGCGACTTCGTACTCATCCCCGGGACGGAGGACTCGTTGCCCGAGGCATCGACGGGATCTGGCGGGACGTTGACCGCTTCGGAGATTGTGCCGGGTGTGGGGCCAGTCAACGAGACCGCCCTGCCATCTTCCGAGGCGAGCGGTGGGACTCCGACTACTGCCGCAAGTGGTTACGGGATGGTGGCCTATCAGAGGCTGCCACTCTCGGCGAAGCGTGACGCCTTCATTGCCGAAGGCTTCCTGTACGTTCGTGGCGAGGTCCTAAAGGGGTGGATGCGGCACCTGATGGCGGGTCGGTGCTGTCCGGCGGCCGAGATGGGGGCGGGCCATCACTCCTCGGATTGCTGGGTGAGGTAGTGCCCTTCGTCAGGCTGGTCGATCGGAACGCCGCCCTACCGCACGCGGTGGAGTTGACGATCAGCCAGTGGCCCTACGAGTTCGTGATCTCGTGTCGGTGCATGCCTCCCCTTGCGAATGGCAACGGTCGCGAGGAGCTCGGGCGGATGCCGATGGGTGAGCTCTCGGGGGTGGAGGCCAGTAACGAGATCTTGCGCCTGTGGCGTATCGGAAAACACAACCCTCTAGCACCCCGGCTATCGCTGGAGTCGCCTGGCTATCGCTGGGTGTGGGTGAGCTAGCGCTACACATCGGCCAGATACAGCGAGTTCGGCCCTAGAACGCATCTTGCGGGGTGGGGTGGGCAAGGGGCCGAACCCGTTCTTCGCAACACGTAGGAGGGCACATGGAACTTAAGGAGGGTCGCCTCGTGGTCTGCGCTTTCGACCCCGGCATTCGTACCGGCTGGGCTTGGTATGACGTGGATCGCATCGAGATGTGTACGCAGGGCACCCGCATCGGCCTCAAAGGGGCTGATCGCGAGTGGGGCACATTTGACACGTCGAAGGGCGAGCGGTATCACGTCGACCAGATGATCGCCGTAACGCGAGCCTGCTGGGCCTGGGCCAACATCGACGAGGAACGCGACACGTTCGTCGTTACAATCGAGGACTTCATCCTGCAGATGATGAGCAGTGACCGCGAGCTTCTGGCACCGGTTCGCCTCACTGCCCGCTACCTCGACCGCATGGAGACCTCGGGACTGGCGCTCTGGACGCGAACGACTGCGTCGGAGGCCAAGCGCACAGTGACCGACGAGCGACTGCGGTTGTGGAATCAGTACGAGTCGTCGTCGGGGTTGCATGCCCGAGACGCCATGCGGCACGCGATCCTCGTGCTGCGCAAGTACGCCAGCGAGCTCGGATTCCGCCAGTGGGCGGGCGTCGGACTCCCTTACAAACAAGGAGAATCAGAATGAGCAACGACAAGGTCGCAGCGACCTTCCACCCCGGACCCGGACCCTCGGTCCCCGCAGACGTGCTCGGCCTCCTGGAGTTGGTGATCGAGGAGCGTGACCGGGCGATGCAGAAGTGGGGCGTTCAGAACCACCCCGACGGCACGGGCGGTGGAGCGGCGGCCATCCTTAGGGACCAGCAGCGCGAGCTCGTCGACGAACAGGCCCGCAAGGGAACCAGCAACTGGCGGGACATCCTCATGGAGGAAGTTCGCGAGGCGTTCGCCGAGACGCATCCCGATGCCCTGAGCAAGGAGATCGTGCAGATCATGCAGGTCTGCCTCGTGTGGCTCGAGGACATCCGCCGGAAGCAGGGATACCGCTCGGGTGTCTACGCCGACCACGACCAGCGGGTTCGGGAGGCGCTGCCTCAGGCTATCCCTCCGGCGCATCGTGGTTAGGTCGGGTCCTGCGCGGAGGCGGGAGGGAGGGTCGCCCTGGGCCAACGTCCCGCCTCCCGCGAACATGGCGGACTTCGACAGGGATACAGACCTGGAAGAGACGCCCGCCCTCGTTGCCCCTCGCAATGATGACGGGGAGGGCGATTGGTGGGAACTCGATGATTGGGGAGATGAGGGATGATGAGCAAGTCGTGGATGGGGAACATCTCGGGGATTTCGCTGGACTGGCATGAAGGGGTCTTCATTGAGACGCTGGCCAGTCCGCCCGCCCTTGTGCAGACGGTGCACGGGCCGATGCCGGGTGGCGTCTCTTCGGTGCACTATGAGGCTAAGTGCTGCTTGTGCGAATGGGCCTACGACAAGCCGGGTGAGGTTGACCTGAAGGGCGAACAGGCGTGCATCGGGCATACCACCCCGGACATCGAAGGCGTGATGGGTTGGGTGCAGCACCACCGGAACGTCGACGTGGCGCATGGGCGGGCTCGAAGGGAATTCAAGAGGCGGAAGTTCGAGGAAAAGAAAGGTCCTTAGTACCCCGCCCCGCACCCCTCCAGAATCGCCTATATATACATATATACGCGAGAGAGAATAGAGAAGAGAGTTAGTTAGTTAGTCTTAGTTTTTGTTCTTCAGGTGGGTGGAAACACTGTGGGGTTAGGCTCGAATGGAGGATTTGGCGTACACTGATCGCATCGATCAATTCGTCAAATCGGGAGGTCTCGATGGCGCTCGAAGACAGTGAGTTCGGAGGGGCACCGCACCTTATTCAGCCACCGCCCCATCCGGTGGTCGGTCGGGAGCGGGCCTTTCTGGAAAGGGCTATCGCTCCCGACGACGAGGTTACGACCCCGGACGCGGTGCTGGCCGATGTGCTGAGCGGGAAGTATCCCGTACAGCCCCCACCGGAGGCGGCTGAGATTCTTCCGCTTCAGCCCGATGTGATGTTCGTTGCGGCCACCCCAGTCGCAGGAGGATTCGAGTTCGTTGGGGTGGGCAACATTGATCTCCGCACTGCCCGCATCAAGGCTTCGACATCACCTTCGTTGTATCCGGCAACTTACGGACCAGAGAAAGAGGTGGCAGTCGGCGTCGCCCCGGTGGTGCAGTTGGAGATCGGTTCGCTCACTCCGGGCAAGTGGTATTACCAGATCCTTATGAACAACATTCAGGTCACGAACGTCATGGAGGTGGACGTTGTCTGAGCAAACTCGTCGGGCTCGACGCATCCGCAAGATCCGCATGGGTCAGTGGGTGCGCAACATGAACGACGACGAGTGGGATCTGTACGTGGCCAACTGCGACCTCCTGGGCAAGGGCATCAAGCCTCGCGAGGGTGGCGAGCTAAAGGAGCCTGAGGCAACGAGTAACGTTGTCGCCCTGCCTGGCATTAACCGAGCCGGTATCGTGCCTGAGGGCGGTGCTAGCGCTGAGAACGGCGACACCCGTAAGCGGTACAACATGAAGTACGCGGGGCGTCTCGGTAAGCGCTGGAGTGAGATCATCCAGGCTGTCAAGAACGGTGAGTACACCTGGGACGAGTTTGTCGGAACGCTGGCTGTTGAGGAGCTCGCTCGCGGCCAACTGATGGACAAGAACGGCAGCTTCACGGGTCGCCCGCCTGCCTACGTACCAAGGGCTTTCCACGACGCCTGCATCAAGGAGCTCCTCCTTCGAGGCAAGGTGTTGTACAAGGAGAGCTATGTCGCCGCCATCCAGGCCATGACGGACATCGCCACGAACAAGGCGGCCAAAGAATCGGATCGTATCAAGGCTGCGCAGTTTGTCATCGAACGCCTTGAAGGCAAGGTTCCGGACAAGCTGGAGATCGCAGCGGCGGACCCGTGGCAGCAGATCATCTCCGGCATTGTGGCTGAGGTTGACGAGGAGCAGATCATGAACGCCCAGTCGTACCTCAATCGAATGGAGGAAGGGGCTCCGAACAACTAACGGTAGAATAGGAGGTCACCGTGACAGACAAGGCCAACCAGCGCAAGACACAGGACGCAGTCGCAGCACGTCTGAAGAAGAGCCAACAGCAGTCAGGCATGAACGCGGGTGCGGCGGCCAGGCAGAACAAGCGGGTCGCAGACAAGCTCATTGCCAGGGGCAAGGGCATCCAGAAGAAGCAGTAAGGCACAAGGAGGGCACCGTGAACGACATGCTGAAACGGGCGGCCGAGGTGGACGCCAACCGACAGAAGCAGATCACCAATCAGAAGGAGGCCATCGACCGCCTCCTGGACAGGACGAACCGGCTCCAGGCCAAGATCGACGAGGCTATCGACATTGCCAACGTGGCGATTGCCGAAGGCAACGCTTCGGAGGTCGTGCACCACATGGCAACGGTGCTATCGGCAACGATCGATGAGTGAGCACCTGACCACCGATCCGCTCGGTGATGAGAAGCCAGTGGGCGTCCAGGTCACGATGATGGTCTGGGTGAAGCGGCAGGAGTGGGAGGCCGAGTACGGCATCGACACCACCGACCCCACCTACGATTTCGAGGACATGTTCCGGGACTGGTTCATTGCGGAGAATCAGGAACAGGTCGAACTGGACGAGTGGCCAAACGTGACAGAGGTGACGGAGTGAGCGACGACATCAGGACCGTTGCCCTTCGCAAGGGTCAGAGGCGCATCACGATGACCACGGAGAAGGACAACGGGGAGACGTACACCCGCGTCATCATCGAGGAGGTGGACCGTGACGCTGGTATGAACTCCACCGGCATGCGCACGGTTCGAGAGGAGACATTCCATGCCTAAGGCAAGGAAGGTATCGTGGCCGCTGAAGGAGAAGGGTTGGCAGCCTGCGCCTCGCCCGACGTCCGTCAAGATCGGACACCTGGACTTCGCCATCCACTGGATCCCCGAGGCCGAGTGGACTGTTCCCAACGGCAACGACCCTGACCTGCAAGGGATCTTCCTCGCGAACCAGGGTCGCATCAACGTACGGATGCAGTCCGACGTCCACGAGCAGGTCCTTCGCGAGACACTGTGGCACGAGGTCCTTCATGGGTGCTGGTGGTTCATGGGGCTCGCTTCGTTGCCGGTGGCACCGGGTCTCAGCAAGGAAGACCAGGAGGAGGACGTCATCCTCCGTATCACGCACTGCACGTTCATGGTCCTGCAAGACAACCCCGAGGTCATGGCCTACCTGTCGGCCGCCCTTTACAGCACGAAGGTGAGACCGTTGTGAGCGGCAACGACTTAGAAGCCCAGCTACTGACCGTCGACGGACCGGACTTCATCAACATCTCCAGTGTTGACACCGAACCGCTGTGGGTGGACCGGCATCGGGTGGAAGCCATCGGCGTGCACGGGAAGGGCTCTCTGGTCGTCATGCAGAGCGGCGCTCAACTCGTTGCCAAGGGCACGCATCCGAATGAATTGGTCCAGCTTGTTGTGGAGGGCAACGATGATCAAGGTCAATCCTGATGATTCGGCGATGTTTGTCCCGGCTCGGATTGTACGAGACGCCGCCCGGCTCTCCTCCTGCCGCAGACGCCAGGTCGGTGCCGCCATCTTTCAACTCGACGGCACACTCGTTGCCACCGGCTACAATCGAGAGGAAGACGACGCCCTCGGCGGCCGACGGTCTTGCTCCGACGGTGAGTGCCCTCGTGGGCTGGCTCCCTACGACACCGTTCCGGCAGACAGTCCGTACAGCGATTGCATCGCTCTCCATGCTGAGATGATGGCGCTGCAGAAGGCGGAGTTGCTAACGGCAACTACCGACATCGGCCCGCTGGACCTTATCCTGGTCGTCACGCACAAGCCCTGCCACCAGTGCACTCCCGTACTCGAACGGCTCGGGCTGGAGGTGTTCTACTTAGAGGAGATGTAGTGGGCAAGAAGGTCGCTGAGGTCAAGCAGGGTGTCAACAAGGGACGCCGGGTCTACTGGGTGACCTATCCTTGCTGTGGGCAACCGAATGGACGTGAGCACGTGAGCAAGGCCGGGGCCAACCACGAGAAGAAGAACCACGAGTGCGATGGCTAAAGCCCTTGCCATTAGCAAAGAAGCTCTCTGGCCGCACCTGAACTACCGCCCTCACCCCGGTCAGACACCCATCCACCGCTCCCGAACACGCAACCGGGTGAATGCGGCTGGCCGCCGCTTCGGCAAGTCTCAGGTCGGTGGACATGAGCTCACGCCGGAGGCCTTTCGAGCCCAAATGAACAAGGAGCTTCTACTGGAGCTCGGCATTCGGATGGAGTTCTGGATCGTCGGCCCGAACTACACCGATGCGGAGAAGGAGTTCCGGGTCGTCTACAACGACTTGAAGCGCCTCAAGATGCCGTTCGACCGCCCCGGCACGTACAACGACAGCCGCTCCGGCAACATGCAGATCTCGCTCTGGGAGGGTGCTTTCCTCATCCAGGCAAAGTCGGCAGCCCACCCCGAATCCCTTGTAGGTGAAGGGCTTCACGGCGTCATCATGGCGGAGGCCGCGAAGCAGAAGGAGAGCGTGTGGACCAAGTACGTGCGGCCGACGCTCTCCGACTTCAAGGGCTGGTCGCTGTGGAACTCAACCCCTGAAGGGAAGAACCACTTCTACGACCGCTGGATGGAGGGGCAGAACCCCAAGAACACGGACTGGGAGTCGTGGCGCAACCCGTCCTGGATGAACACCTTCGTGTTCCGGCAGGGTGCTAGTGATGAGGGCCTACGTGCACTGAAGGATCCGGAGCAGCGGCTCTCCCGGGAGCAGATCCTTGCCAAGGGCATCGATGAAGAGATCGTCTCCATGTACTACGACCTCGGCCCGCTCATGTTCGCCCAGGAAGTGGAGTGCAGCTTCAGCGAGTACGTCGGCCGGGTGTACTACGACTTCGACGAAGAGGTCCACGTCAAGACGCTGGAGTACAACCCCTCTCGACCGTTGTTCATCGCAACGGACTATGGGTTCACCAACCCAAACGTCGCCCTTTTCATTCAGACTGACGTGTTCGACAACGTGTACGTCCTCGGCGAGTACTACCAGAGCCACCGCACCGAAGACGAGTTCGCCAACGACGTTCTCGAGGACCCGAAATTGGGGCCTATGGCAAGGGCTGCCGTCAAGCTGTTCCCGGACCCTGAGGACCCCGGCGCATCGGCCACCCTCGCGAACAAGTGGAAGGTGCAGCCGCAAAGCAACACGGGCGGGCTGATCAAGGACCGCATCAACATCATCCGTAGGTGGCTGAAGATCCAGAACCCGCACCTGCCGTTCAATCACCCGGAGCGGCAACCGAAGCTGTTCATTGACCGTAGCTGCACCAAACTCCGATACGAGATGGATGCCTATCGCTACCCGGAGAAAGCCAGCGAAATCAAGGGTGCTCCCGAGAACCCTATGAAGAAAGACGACCACGCACCCGAGGCCTTGAGCCGCTTCTTTGGAGGCTACTATGGCATCAGCGCAATCACCGGCAGAAGGCCTCGCCAACGCCGAGCCAAAGTCAACGGATAGGAGCCCGCGATGGCGACCGGAGTAATTACGCCGTACAGCACTGTCGCTCCCTACTTCGGAACTCTTCCGTCGTGGGTGCGAGCGCAGGACCAGGAGCGCATCGCCAGCTACGCGACATACGAGGACATCTACTGGAACGTCCCCGAGTCGTTCAAGCTCGTGCTGAGAGGCACGGAAAACAAGGCGATCTACGTACCGTCCGGCAAGATCATTGTCGAGACCTCCAACCGCTACGTCGGCAAGGGCCTCAAGTGGCGGCCGGATCCGTTGCTGGGGACAACGACCGACCAGACGAACATCATGGCCGCCTTCAACCAGTTGTTCGCTCGAGAGGCCTTCGCCAGCAAGTACAACTCGAACAAGCGCTTCGGCCAGATCCGAGGCGACTGGGTGTTCCACGTCACTGGCGACGACACCAAGGCCGAGGGCGAGCGCATCTCCATCCATGCCGTAGATCCCGGCTCGTACTTCCCGCTGATGGAGGACGAGATCCGCAAGGGTGGCAGCCCGAACCGCGTCGCGAAGGTGCACCTCGCCGAGCAGTTCATTGACACCGAGGGCGTCTATGGTGCCAAGGGCAAGGGTCTTGTTCGACGGCAGACGTACGAGAAGCTGGAGAACGGGCTGATCCAGTCCAGCACCCTCATCGCCGATCCGGACAAGTGGTTCGACGACAGCAAGGCAGGCACGCTGTACGAGATCCGGCCCTTCACGCTGGATCCCCTCATCACCAAGATCCCGGTCTTCCACATCAGGAACTTCGACCAGCCCGGACACCTGTTCGGTTCGTCGGAGATGCGGGGCCTGGAGCGCCTCATGGCGGGCATCAACCAAGGCGTCTCCGACACCGATATCGCCCTTGCCCTCGACGGATTGGGGCTCTACGCAACGAGTTCGCAGGGACCGGTGGACGATGAAGGCAACGACGTCGACTGGATCATCGGGCCGGGACGTGTTGTCGAGAACGTGCCCGCCGACTTCCGCCGGGTGAGCGGCGTCTCGAACGTGAAGCCTGCGTACGAACACGTCAACGCTCTGATGGGCTTCATGAAGGAGGCCAGCGGTACCCCGGATGCGGCCATCGGCAAGGTCGACGTCCAGGTAGCCGAGTCGGGCGTCGCGTTGGCCCTGGAGCTCGCGCCCATCATCGCGAAGGCCGAGGAGAAGGACCAACTGATCCTGGACACACTGGGTCAGATGGCGTACAACATCTCCACGATGTGGTTCCCGGTCTACGAGGGCATGAACTTCGGCGACGCGCGACTGCTGCCGGTGCTCCACGCGGGCGACAAGCTGCCGGTGAACCGCAAGGCAGTCCTCGAAGAGGTCACCCAGATGATGATGACGGACCCACCGTTGCTCTCGGCAACTACCGGGCGTCAGATCCTGAGCCAGGAGCTCGGTATTCCCTTTGCCAGCAACGAGCTCACGTTGATCATCCAGGAGCAGGCAGCGCTTTTGGAGGCCGCCCCCGCATCCGGCTCCTCCGCAGACCCCGACGGCGACCGCCTAGCCTCCGAGGACACGGGCGATGGCGACCCCGACGCCGCTTAGTCGGTACATCACGGTCCAGAGGGCCGTCGACAAGGAGCTCGCGGCAACGTTGCGTGACGCTGCCAACGAGGCTGAGAAGATCATCCTGCGGCTGGCGGGGAAGAAGGGGCAGGCGGCAACGATCCGGCGTGCTCAGATGCAGCTTCAGTTGAAGCAATTGCGCAAGCTCCAGGCCGAGCTCTGGGGATCCGTCACGAAGGCCACCGAACTCGGGATGCACCGGGCGGCGGAGGCTGCCGCCGAGGCGGAAATCGCGGTCAATCGGGTGCTTTTCGACGCCGGTGGCTTCATCATGGCGGATTTCGACGAGGCAATGCGGATTCAAGCTCAGGAAGCGGTGCAGAACGTCATCTCCCGGGGTGCGAACGGCATCCCATTGAGCCGACAGGTGTACCGGACCCAAGCGCTCTCACGGAAGCTGGTGGACAAGGCCATTAACCGGGCTCTTCTCCTCAACTTCTCAGCGAAGGAACTGGCCGCTGTGGTGAAGGGACTCATTGACCCCAACGTTCGCGGTGGTGTGTCGTACGCAGCCAACCGCCTAGCCCGCACGGAGATCAACAATGCCTTCCACACCAGCCAGATCCGCCTCAGAGAAGGCGATCCGTGGACCGAGGGGATGCGCTGGAGGCTGTCGAGAAGCCATCCTGTCCGCGACAAGTGCAACGATTACGCGGATGGTGTTCATTATCGGGGCGGTAAGCCTGGCGTATTCGAGGTGGGAAATGTACCGGGCAAGCCGCACCCTAACTGCCTCTGTTTCCTCACGACGGAGACGATAGGTAAGGACGAGTTCATCGAGCGAATGGCCCGTGGGGATTTCGATTCTTTCATGGACAATAAGCTCGACAAGTACGGTGTCTAAGGCAACTTTCGCTTCCCGCATTCGTGTGTAGAATGTCTTCCAAGCAGACCAACATTCTTGGAGGGAATCGTGAGTCAGAGGCTCAGCGAGTCCGCAGTGAAGGGCTCCATTCGGTGGTACACCGAGGACGAGCGCAAGAGCATGGAACTCAGCGGACTGAGCCGCTTCAAGGTTCCCATGGGGATCCGGCCCGACGGCCGGAAGATCTTCCCGATTGCAGGTGCGTCTCCTGACGACCCCAGCAACGACGACGGCGGAGCCGGTGGCTCTGGCGACGGCGGTGGTGCGGGTGGCTCTGAGGGCCAAGGCGGCAGCGGAGACGACGGCGGTGCGGGTGGTACCGGCGAGAAGGATGCCGGAGGCAAGGAGTCCGAGACGGTCTCCAAGTCGGAGTACGACAAGGTCCTGGAGCGCATGAAGGCGGCCGACCGCAATTCGGCGGAAGCCCTCAAGAAGCTCAAGGAGCTTGAGGAGAAGGACCTCTCCGAGCAGGAGAAGGTGGCGAAGCGGGTCCCCGAACTGGAGGCCCAAGTCACCGAGCTCAGCGAGGAGAACAAGGGGCTCAAGGCAAAGGTCGCCTTCCTCGAGAGCAACTCGCACTCGTGGCACAACCCCGAGACGGCCCTCAAGCTGGCGGACCTCAGCGAGGTCTACGGCGAAGACGGCAGCGTCGACAAGAAGGCCCTGAAGAAGGCGATGGACGACCTCGCGAAGGAGAACCCCTTCCTCGTCAAGGCGGCCAACGACGACGGCAAGGGCGGAGGCGGCAAGGGTGGTACCGGTGCCGGTGGCAACGGTCAGGGCTCTTCCGGCTCGAACGTAGGAGGCGGTGGCAAGGGCGGTACGAACGGTACCGACGAAGCCGCTCTCCGCGCGAAGTACCCCGCCCTCAACCTGTGAGGGTGGCCCTCAGAGCTCAACGAAAGAAGGTGAAAACCGCATGGCGAGATACGACAAGTACGAGCCGATGTCTGGTGGTTTTCGCGCTCCCCTCGCGGCCGACTGGCTGCCCGCCGACCTGAACAAGGTCATCGGCGTCGGCCTCAACGCCACGGGCCAGGTCGTCAAGGGAGCCGGGAACACCGGTGTCATCGGGGCACTCGTCCTGAGCAAGGTCGTCCGGGCCGGTAAGGTCGTGGACGTCATGCAGGACGGCGAGTGCGTCGACATGGACGTCAACCACGCTGGGATCGTTGCCGGGACGAAGTACTACTTCGACGCGGCTGGCGCTCTCGTTGCCGGTGCTCCGGCGGCAGGCGTGAACGGTGTCCTCGCAGGCTGGACGGTCGAGGCAACTCGGCTCGTCTGCCGTGTCAAGCCGGTACAGGGGTGATGAACATGAACAAGCTCTCCACCATCCCGAGCCGCGAGCTCATTCTCTTTCCGAACACCCACGAGTTCGGAGACGTTGCCTCCGGCCACGTCAATGTCCTTCGCGACTCCCGGCTGCGGAAGCAGTTGGGCCTCATCACCTCCATCGCCGGTGGTGACCGGGGCTACAGCACCGAGGGCGACGTCATCACCGAGACGGTCGACGGCGTTCCACTCAACAACATCTGGGCGGAGTTCCAGGCCACGCTGGCGATCCAGAACCAGCGTCGGAACAGTCTCGTGCAGTTCCTGTCGTACAACGTCAACGAGCCCGTGGTCACCGTGCCCCAGTTCGGCGGCGGTGAGGACTTCGAGATCGCGTCGGAGTTCGGTGTTCCGAAGTCGGCCCGCCCGACCTCGGCGTACTTCCAGATGGGCTTCGACTTCGAGTGGTACGACATCGCGACTCGCTTCACCTGGAAGTTCCTGGCCGAGGCCAACGCTGCCCAGATCGAAGCGATCCACCAGTCGGTCCTCGAAGCGGACAACCGCTTGGTCTTCCTCGAGATCATGCGGACGCTGTTCCGCAACACCAACCGTACGGTCGACATCAAGACGCGGTCGTACAACGTCTACGCCTTCTACAACGGCGACGGCACGGTCCCTCCGGACTACAAGAGCAACGTGTTCGACGGCACCCACAACCACTACCTCGTGAACAACTTCGCGACGGTGCGGTCCACGGACGTCGACACGCTGTTCAACACCCTCGAGCACCACGGCTACTCCAAGTCGAACGGTGCCGAGGTCATCCTCATGGTCAACCGGGCCGAGGGCGACATCATCCGTACCTTCCGGGCTCCGCAGAACGGCGGCACGGCGAAGTACGACTTCATCCCGGCGACCAACATCCCCACGTTCATCCTGCCCCAGAACTTCGTCACGGCAACGGTCGAGGGCCAGCGGCCTTCCGGCCAGCTTCGGGGCATGACGGTGATCGGGTCGTACGGCGACCTGACCGTCGTCCAGGAGGACTACATTCCGGCCGGGTACATGGTCGCGTTCGCCACCGGCGGTCAGGACTCCCTGACCAACCCGATCGGCATCCGCGAGCACGCCCGACAGGAGCTCCGTGGCCTGCGCATCGTCAAGGGTCGCGAGCCGGACTACCCGCTGCAGGACTCGTACTACCAGCGGGGCTTCGGCACGGGCATCCGGCAGCGGGGAGCCGGTGCGGTCATGCAGATCAAGGTCGGCGCGGCGAACAGCTACGTCATTCCGCCTCAGTACGTCTGAGGTTCCGGCGGGTAAGGGGCTCGGCTCGACAACGGGTCGGGCCCCTTCTCCAGAGAAGCGTTACTGAGAAGGGAGATCACAGTGAAGGAAGACGGAACCTTCGAGCTCGGCGAGAAGTTGAGCCGAGAAGACCACGACCTGCTCCGGAGCTACTGGGACGTCACCAGCCTTCGGCGGAACGCCCAGAACCTCGGAGTGGACTCGACCATCGCTGTACGGGCCGAGTTCTGGTCGTACGAGGAGTACGAGGAGAGGGTCGCCAACGCCGAGCGGGAGGCCGCTGAGAACGCCGAGGCCAACCCCCAGCCGGAACAGCCCGAAGCCGTACCGGGCGGCAGTTCTACGCCGGTTCCTGCCAGCGTCAGCGCACAGCAGGCCACCGGCACGGGGCTGGTTGCCGACGGCAACGGCGACGGCCCCACGGAGCAGCCGGTTCGGGCGTTCGCGGACGCGGAGCTCGCGGCCAAGCCGTACGAGGACTGGACCAAGGCCCAGTTGACGGCCGAGATCACCAAGCGCAACGAGATGCGCGACGGTGACGAGGACTACGCCGACGAAGAGCCGATGGCGACGGACGGAAACAAGGACGTCCTCGTCTCGCGTCTCAAGGAGGACGACGAGGCCGACGCTCCGGCTTCGGAGTAACCGATCTGGCGGTGGGGCTCTCCTTGTTGGCCTGCCCGAGCCCCACCGCCTACCTCGAAGGAAGGTAGCCCATGGCAACTGTCGCCGAGATCGCTTACGTTCGGGAGCTCATCAGCGAGCCGGACGACTCCAACGGCTGGACCGACGCCCGGATCAGCACCTTCATCGAGAACAACCGCAACGCCGACGGCACCATCAACCTCAAGCTGCCCGCCTCGGACATTTGGGGTGTCAAGGCAACGAGTTACAGCACGATGGTCGACGTGACCGAGTCGGGTTCCAGCCGGAAGATGTCCGATCTCCTCAAGAACGCGCTCTTGCTCCAGAAGAGCCTGCGCGAGGGAGACGATGGGCTGCCGGACGTGGTTGACCCGCTGGCACTTCGCCCTAGAACAAGGGCGATCACGCGACCATGAGTGAAATCGACATCATGCGGGCTCAGACGAAGGCGTTCATTGACGCCGATCCGAAGACGATCCTGCTCAATCGCCTCGTCAAGACGCCGAACGGATCCGGTGGGTTCGTGAGCAACTGGTTGCCTCTCATGGACAACCAGGTTCTCCGGCTGATTCCTCAACATGGCAACATGAGTCCGACCCGCGAGACGCTGGATGGGCAGGCGGTACAGCCTGACTACGTCCTCCTCGGGGAGTGGAACGCCGACATCAAGCGGTGGGATGCCTTCACGGACGGCGGTCGCCGGTACATGGTGCTCTTCGTGCATGAAAAGGCGACGTACGAGAAGAAGGGCGAGGTCAAATACCTCGGGGAGGCGTAATGCCTCCGAAGCCTCGGCTCAGGAATACCGGCGGAGCAGCCAAGGGCGGGAAGCAGTTCGCCCGGTTGACGCTGGAGGAGGATACCCTCACGCCGACGCTGAAGGCTTTGCCGGGTGTCATCGACAAGATCGTTGCCACGACGATGCATTACTACGAACCGCAGGTCGAGAACTACGCGAAGCTCAACGCTCCTTGGAAGGACCGCACCACCAACGCGAGAAACGGGCTCGCGGCAAGGAGTGGGCGGAACGCGAAGACGCACTACATCGTGCTCTTTCACCAAGTACCGTATGGAATCTGGCTCGAGACCCGGTGGTCTGCCAAGTACGCCATCATCATGCCGACCATCGATAAGTACGGACCAGAGATCATGGACACGTTCAACAAGATCCTCGAAAAGCGATTCCCTGGAGGGGCCTCATGAGGAAAGCGATGTATCACCTGCTGACCACAGACCCCACCCTCGCTGCCCTGCTCCCCGCAGAGAAGTGGTACGAACGGGGGTCGGTCCCCGATGCTCCCACTACGCCGTTTGCCGTTCTGGCCTGGCAGGGGGACACGGTGGCAGGCCCTGGGCGGAAGCTGCCCCGGTTGACGATCTGGTTCTACCAGAGCCGGGGGAACTACAACATCATCGACGAACTGTTGCGAGAGACAACGAAGCTCCTCTCCGATGTGCAGCAGTACGAGCACGAAGGCCAACGCATCGCACAGGTTGACTACGAGGGGTCCTCCGTCGACCTGTACGACGACGTCTACCGGTGCAACGCGAGGAACGCAGGATACCGCGTAATCGGTAGCGGACTGTAGACTTCTTCCAGCGAAAGGAGGGTAGACCAAATGGCGAAGACCAACACGAACGTGACCGCCTCCGACGCGGACACGGATGTTGCCGACAGCAACGAAGCGGCGAGCACCAAGACGATCGCGGAGTGGGTGGGCAACGAGACCTCTCCGCGTGTGGATGGGCGAACGGCTCGTTCCTTGTCCCGCAAGGACGTGAAGGATTCTCTCGTGATGGACATCACGAAGGACCTTCACTGGGGGCACGAGACGAACTACCGCGTCGACGTTTCCGACCAGCCCGAGCAGTTCCGGGAGTGGCTCGGGAATCAGCAGGAGTTCAAGGTCACGGAGGAGTAGGGTGGACGAGCTACGCTGTCCGAACGGCATCAAGTTCGCTGAGATCAGTTCTGATTTCATTGAGGTTGTTTGCCGCTCGCAACGGTGTGGCAAGAAGCCCGGCGTCATCGTGATCCATCGCTTCTCTCATGCAGGTGAGTTACTCCGAACAATGCGTTTCCGCGATCCAGATTTTCGAGAGGAGGTAACGGACAAATGACTAGTCTTCCCTTTGGTCTGCGCGACGTCAAGGTCGCTCCCATCACGCCTGGCACGGGTGCCATCGGCACGATGGTTGACCTCCCCAACTCGCAGACGATGTCGTTCTCGGAGAACGAGGACTACACCGAGCTCCGGGGCGACGACAAGGTGGTTGCCAAGCGAGGCAACGGCCCGACCGTCGAGTGGGAGCTCGATTCCGGCGGCATTTCGCTGGAGGCGTACGTCATCATGAACGGCGGGATTCTCACCACTTCCGGTGTGACGCCCAACGTCAAGAAGTCGTACCGGAAGAAGGCCACGGACTCCCGTCCCGATTTCTGGGCGGAAGGCCAGGCCATGAGCGAGTCGGGCGGCGACTTCCACATGGTCCTCGATCGCTGCAAGGCGGACGGTGGCATCGAAGGAGAGCTCTCCGACGGCGAGTTCTGGGTCACCAGCGCCAGCGGTACCGCGATCGGCAAGGCGTCGAACGACGACCTGTACGGCTTCATCGAGAACGAGACGGCTGCGGCGATCGTCCAGCCCACGTAGTAGCCCGAGGCAACGGAAAGAGAGGACCACACGGATGGCAGCCTCAAGCAAGAAGAACAACAAGCGCAGCGGCAACCCTGCGAAGCGGTCGACCGCGAAGACCTGGAAGCGGGAGCGCGGCGAAGACCTGGAGCTCCCCTCGGGCAACGTGGCACTCGTCAAGAGGCCTGGCCCGCAAGCACTTCTTAGTGAGGGCATCCTGCCCGACACGCTCATGCCGATCGTCCAGCAGGCGATCTCGAAGGGCAAGGGTCTCCGCCCCCAGGACATGAAGAAGGCCCTCGAGGACCCCGCCAAAGTCGCGGACATGCTGGACAGCATGGACCGCCTGATGGTGCAGGTCGTCATCGAGCCGAAGGTTGCCTACCACAAGTGTCGGAAGCTCGTCGACATGGGCGGGGCCACCGCCGGACCGGCTCACGACGAGTGGGTCAGCATCCCCGAGCACATGCGCGACGGCGAGACCGAGTGCGAGAACTGCGGAAAGGTGCACCCGGCAACCGACGACTTCATCTACGCCGACGACGTGGACATGGAAGACAAGATGTTCATCTTCAACTACGCGGTCGGAGGCACCCGCGACCTCGAGCGATTTCGTAGCGAACACGCCGCTCGTGTGGGAGACCTTTCAGATGGCTCGGGAGATGAGGATCCGACCGAGTGAACTGATCGGCCTGGAGGCTGATGAGCTCACAACCTTCTGCTTCGACCGGGCCATCAATGCTTTCGGAGAGGCGCTTCTCGCCGAACTGAAGGGGATAGAAGCGAAGACGAAGCGGGAAGCAGAGAACAGAACCAAAGCGATTCTCAGGAAGTGGTTGCCGGAGGCAAGGCGGGCAGGCCAACCCTCTAGGAGTAGGTAATGGCCGACTACAATCTCGGTACCGCTCGCGGTAAGATCGAGATCGACGCCGCTGGCGCTGAGCAGGGTGCCAAGCAAGGCGAGAAGGCTGTCGATGGCTTTACCGGCAAGCTCGCCAAGGCGGGTCCTGGAGCTACCAAGGCCGGAGCGCTGATCGGCAGTGCGGGTGCCCTCATTGGAGCGGCGTTCGTCGGTGCTGTCGTTGAGGCATCCAACTTCGAGAAGCAGATGTCCGCTGTCCAGGCGGTGTCCGGAGCAACCGCTCCCGAGATGGACAAGATCCGTCAGAAGGCTCTGCAGCTTGGAGCGGACACCGCCTTCTCTGCGGGCGAAGCGGGCGCGGCGATCGAGGAACTGATCAAGGCCGGTATTCCGATCGAGGGCGTCCTCAACGGTGCCGCCGACGCCACCGTCGCCCTCGCTGCCGCAGGAGAGATCGCCCTCCCGGAAGCTGCGGCTATCGCGTCGAACGCGATGAACCAATTCTCCTTGTCTGCACAGGAGATGCCGAAGATCGCGGACCTGATCGCAGGTGCCGCGAACGCCTCCGCCATTGACGTAGGGGACTTCGGGCACTCTCTCTCGCAAGTAGGTGCCGTTGCCAACCTTGTCGGCCTGTCCTTCGAGGACACGGCTGTAGCCATCGCGGAGATGGGCAACGCGGGCATCAAGGGCTCCGACGCCGGTACGTCGTTGAAGACCATGCTCAGCAATCTCCAGCCCAGCACCAAGGCCCAGGTCACGGCGATGAAGGAGCTCGGCCTTGTCACCAAGGACGGGGCCAACCAGTTCTTCACTGCCCAGGGCAAGCTCAAGCCGCTGGCTCAGATCCAGGAGCTACTCAACAAGAGCACCAAGAACCTAACGGCTGCACAGAAGCAGCAGGCCCTCGAAACCATCTTCGGCTCGGACGCTATCCGGGCTGCCGCTGTGCTCACGAAGTCCGGTGCCAAGGGCTACGATCAGATGGCGGCGTCCATCAAGAACGTGACAGCCGCTCAGGTGGCTGCCGCTCGTCAGAACAACCTCCAGGGCGACCTTGAGAAGCTCAAGGGATCCCTGTCTACAGTGGCGATCCAGGTCGGTACGGTCCTGCTACCGGCCCTCCGGGATCTGACCCAGGGGTTGAACAAACTCGTCGACTGGTTCTCCAACCTTGACAAGAGCACCCAGAAGACCATCATCATCATCGCCGGTATCACGGCGGTTCTGCTCATCATCATCGGAGCGGCTATCGCCTTCGCTGGTGTGATCGGGACGGTCATCGCAGCCCTCGCCCCACTGGCTGCCGTGATCGGGATCACCGTCGGTGCCCTGCTCGGCTGGATTGTCATCATCCCAATCATCATCGCGGCGGTCGTTGCCTTGGTGATCATCATCATCAAGAACTGGGATACGATCAAGGCCAAGACCATCGAAATCTGGAACGCGGTGGTGGCGTTCCTGAAGGGCGTCTGGCAAGGGATCGCGGGCTTCTTCTCCAGTGTCGGCAGCGCCATCGCCGGGTTCTTTACTGGGCTGTGGAACGGCATCAAGAACGTCGTAATGTCGGTGTGGAATGCAATCGTTGGTTTCCTGACCGGCATCTTCAATTTCATTGTCGGCATCATCACCACGTATATCAACATCTGGCTGACGATCATCACGACGGTCCTCGGTGCCATCAAGGCAGTCTGGGATAAGATCTGGGGCACGTTCGGACCGCTGATCACGGCGGTGTTCAACCTCATCAACGCGGTTATCGCCCTTGCAATGAAGGCGATCTCGTTCGTCATCTTCAGTGCCCTGAAGGCGATCTACAACTACTTCAAGGGCCAGTTCGAACTAGCAAAGTCCGTCACCATTGCGGTGTTCAACGCGGTCAAGTCGTTCCTGACTGCGGTGTGGAACGCCATCGTGAGGGACATCACTGCGAAGGTCAACGCGATCAAGTCCGTTACCACTTCGGTCTTCAACGCGGTCAAGGGCTTCATCACCAGCGTGTTCAACGCGGTGGCCAGCTTCGTTAGTTCCATCTGGAACAGCATCGTGCAGCGGGTCTCCGGCCCGATCAACACGATCAAGAGCAACGTCACCAGCGGCTTCAACGCAGCTAAGAACGCGGCGACCTCGGCGTTCAACTCCTTGCGTGACGCGGTGTCCAGCGCCATCACGACGGCGTACAACAAAGTCAAGGGTGTCGTCCAGAAGATCCGCGACATCTTCGCCGGAGCCCATAGCTGGCTGGTCAACGCGGGTAAGCAGATCATCCAGGGCCTGATCGACGGCATCACCAGCAAGATCAACGTCGTGACTGCCAAGCTGAAGGAACTGACCGACAAGATCCCGAAGGTGAAGGGTCCGGAGGAGCGGGACAAGAAGCTGCTGAAGCCCGCTGGTAAGTGGATCATGGAGGGCTTTATCAAGAGCCTGGACGACGGCATTGAAGACGTCTACAGAACGCTGGGTGGGCTAACAGGTGCCCTACCCACTTTTGTCCCGGTCTTCGGCCAGGCAGTCGGTGAAGCGGGCGGAAGCACGGCCCTTGGTGCCCCCGCCCCGGTTGCCGGTAGCAACGGACCCTCCATCGTCCTCAACAGCTACAACCCAGTCGGCAAGACGGACGTGGAAACCCTCAGTGACGAGGTCACGAGGCTTGCAACCCTTGGAGTTCTCTGATGGTCAATACGAGCAAGTGGCCAGTGACCGTAGACGGCACTCGTCTCGACACGTTGGCCTGGAACATCTCCACGAGGGTCGGCCGAGACCTGGAGCCGGTAGTTGCCGGGGGCAACATCGACACCGGTCTGCGGGATGGCCAGATCTGGGTTCCGAACAAGAAGCGCGGAGCAGGCCGACTCGTGTTGAAGATGTGGGTCGGCGGCACGGACGCGGACGGTGCGGTGCCGATTGGCGAGGACGACTATGAAACGTACATGGCGAACCTCGACCAACTCAAGCGGATGTTCGGGGTGCAGCACCGGCTTCTCGACGTGCGCCTCCAGTTGGATGCCGCTGGCACCAAGATTCGGCAGGCACTGTGCGAGAAGTCGGCCATCATCACGCCGGAGATGCTGAGTTCATACCCGTATACGGCCGAGTTCACTGTCGAACTGACCATTCCGGGGGCCTTTCTCCAGGATGTTGCCGAGAGCAACTACGACTCGCTCATCGGTATCGTCTCTGGCACGACGGTCACCCTCCCCAACCCCTGGCCCGCAGCCACCGCTCCAATGCGAGACCTCTACGTCGTGGTGGATGGGCCAGCTACGAACCCGAAGGTCACGGATGCCCGCACCGGTCACTACGTGCAGTTGAACGGGATCGTTGCCAACGGCTCCCAATGGGTCGTCAACACTGAGCTCTACACTTCGAAGACGGGGGTGGGGATCGCTTTCACGCAAAACGGAGCGGACACGTACGATAGCACCGTATTCGCGGGCAGCCATGCACCCCGGTTGTTCGGTCTCACGGCTGATCCACTAGGCCCTCAAGTACGCATCGACGGCACCGGGTTCGGGGCCAACACCAGACTCCGTATTCGCGGCAAGCTGAAGTATCTGTAAGGAGACGAGATGCCTACCGTTTACCCAGGTGCAATCGATAACTTCACTGACCCGACGGCGGTGGATAGCCTCAGCACTCCGGCGGTCCTCCACACCACCCAGCACACCAACGTCAACGACGCGGTCAACGCGATCGAGACGGAGCTTGGTGTCAACCCGAAGGGCTCCGACCTTTCCGTCGCGGATCGCTTGGCTGCAATCGATCTGGAGCTCAATGCCAAGCTGGACTCCGGCGCGTATCACCAGCCCTTCGGTGTCGCGACGCTGGATGGTGCGAGCAAGCTGGTCGAAGAGGTTGACGCGGCCAAGATGACCTCGGGAACGTTGGCTGTGGCAAGGATCCCGAACCTCTCCGGTGCGAAGATCCTCGGTACGGGTGGTGGCGGAGCACCGATCCCGGTCGATGCGGTGCCGGACCTGCCAGCCAGCAAGACCACCAGTGGCTCGTTCGACGCCGCTCGCATTCCGAACCTGGACGCTGCCAAGATCAACTCCGGCGTCTTCAGCAAGGCCCGTATTCCAACGGACTTCGGTGCTGCTCCGGTCGTGAGGGCGGACATCGCCGGGCGGGACGCCATCTCCATTGCGAACCGTACCGACGGCATGATGGTGTTCGTCCGGTCGCCAAACTCCCTGTGGATGTGGCGAGACGAGATCGACAAGTGGCAGCTAATGTCGCTGAAG